CGATTGCAAGGTACGTGAGCATGAGGTTTCCTCTGGGATCCTCAAGCCCTTTGCGGAGGCCCGCGACCGAGAAGCTTTGACAGGGGGTTCCTCCAACGAGAAGGTCAACTGTTTCATCGGGCCACTCCTGGAACTTGGTCATGTCGCCGAAGTTCGGGACAGACGGATAGTGATGCGCCAACACGGCGCGCGGAAACGGTTCGATTTCGCTGAACGCCACCGGCTGCCAGCCAAGCGGGTGCCAGGCGACGGATGCGGCTTCGATGCCGCTGCACACCGAGAGGTAGCGGAGGCTCATGTCCGCCCCTGCTTGTGTACCCACACCTCTACTTTGGTGTCAGGATCTACGAAATTGAGTTCGGGGTTGCACCAGCAAGGCGAACCGTCCGTAACATGTTCGGTTGACAGCGCGGCAAGTTGCGCCTTTCGCAGCGCATCCTCGGCGGCGCGAAGGCGAACATAAGCCGCCTCTCGCCTGTTCCGGGCATCTTGCGCATCCAAAGCCATCTTAACGGCCGCCTGCTTGGCGGCTTCGCCGGTTCTTCGCTTAGACGCTTTGCGCGCGCGCCATGTAGCGTGCAGCGACAAGCGTGATTCGCTATATACCGCACGATGCCACTCTCTGCGCGCCGCTTTGCGCTCCGCTTTTAGTTCGGGAATCGTCTTGCTCATCCTTCCACCCTCAAAAAGAAGGCCGGGAGCGGCGCGAACCGCCCCCGGCCGGTTGCTCACGCCCGACGACGACGGCGACCCGGCGCCGCCTCGTCAGCCGCAGGAGCCTCAACCGCTTCGCCGCTTGCGGCGTTGCCGTCAAGGTTCACCCACCCGACGATTTCAAAGATCGGCGTGAAGATGCGCCCGTACATCTTGTGCTGGTAATGCTCCTTCTTGAGTCGCACGACCGGCACCGGCAGGTCAGGGTTGGTTTCGACCTGTGCGGCAATCGCTGCCGCCAAGCCCTGCACGGCACGCTTGCCGCCCACGGATGTCACGGTGTAGCGGGCTTCCAAACCCGCATCCTCACCGTTGACGCACTTGAGCGAGAAGCCCACCTGCGTCTCCCACCCCTTCTTGGCGGCCTCGGGCGCCGGGCCAATCTCCGGGAGCGGCTGCGTAACCGGCCCCATCTTCTCGCCCAACACCTCGCCCGCACCCCAAGCGATGAAGCCGTGGATAAAGCTGAACGGGTTGACCGCCCAAGTGGAGTCATCCTCCACTTCGGTTTGATCGGCACCGAACACCCAATGGCCGGTCTTGTCCATCTTGAGGATGGTCACACCGACCGTGCCCACCGCCGTGTCAAGCGACTTGAGGGCGGTGGCGAGGGTGGTGGGCGCCGGTAAACCGGCCTTCTGGAACAACGAGATTTCATTCGACATGACTATTAATACTCCTTACACAAGTTTAGAAAGAGCCGCAGTCAACTGCTGCCCGATTTGCAACACCGCCGGTCGGGAATCGCTTTCCGACGCGAGGGTGGTGCCTGACGACGCCATGACGGTCAAGCCTTCCGGCAAAACCTTCTTGGCGGCTTTCAGCTTTTTCTCCGCCTGCGCCGGAGAGACAAGCTCCGTCACAAGCGGGTCGATTCCGAGGCCGACGAGGGCGATTTCCGCCGCCTTCTCGTCAACCCATTTGCGGGTGCCGCGCTTCTGTACGAGCTTGAAGCCTGGCACCTGATTGCCGGACTCTAGCACTTGGAGCGCAAGCGCGCGCAAGTCGCTGATCCAGCCTTCAAGGATGTCCGCGCGTTGCAGCATGACGCCAAGCTGCGTGGCGTCCAGTTCCTTGATGGTCTTTTGCAACGCCCGGTCAACCGCGCCCGTCATTTGCGGGCAGATGGGCTTGGCGGCGCACCACCTGCAATGATCGCCCACCGCAAGCGCCGCATCGGGGCGCAACGCCGTGTGGACGGCAAGCGCCAGGTCAGCCTCAAAGCGCCGGATGCGGTCGGGCGTTGTGACCCATCGCTTGGGGTCAGAGGGCGGCTGCGCGATGACGAGTTCGATTTCCTCCGCGCCGTCAAACACCCACTTGGTTGCGGGCGTGCGCATCGCGGCAGCGGCGTAGAACATGAGCTGTTCGTTCTCGACGGGCGACACCGGCACGCCGTCACCAAACTTCCAATCCCAGACGATGGCGCGCTTGCCGATGCGGCCAAGCACGTCAGCCGATCCGAACACGCCGGGGAGGAAGTCGCCAAAGCCGACCACGGCTTCGATGGCGAATTCCATCTGCTTGTCGGGGTCAACGGCGTCGAGCATCGCAAGCGCCGGCAGGATCTTGGCTTCCATCAACTCAGGGGTAAGTTCCTCGCCCTCGTAGGTCGCGCCCAAGAAGTTCGCGGGCGGCTCGTCATGCTCAAGGATCTTGGCGATGACATCGTGAAGCAAGGTGCCGCGCAGGGCATCCTTGGATGCGGGCTTCGGCGGGACTTGCTGAACGAGCTTGACGCTGCCAGGGCAGGCCATGACGCGCTTGGCGGTAGACCCGCCGACGATAGTGCTGTGTGCCATATCAAACTCCGATAGTGGATTGAGTGAGCCGCTAGGTTAGCCGCAAGAATCTAGGTTGTCAAGCATTGTCTTTTCAGATAGTCTTGCGGCATGAAAGAATCCGAATTGGAGACGCATTTCGATTGGGCGGTGCAGGTTGCCGGGGGCAAGACCTACAAGTTCCGATCCCCGACGCAGAACGGCGTGTCCGACCGCATTGCTTGCTTCCCGGACGGTAGCACTTGGTTCGTGGAGTTGAAGGTTAAGGGCGGGCGCATCGACCCGCTGCAAGCCTTGTTTGCGGCGGACATGAAGCGGCTGAACCAGTCATACGCCACGATTTGGACGAAGGAGGACGCCGATGCTTTCGTTGCGGCGGCAACACAATGATTATCCGCCCTGTTTCGCTTAAATTTGCGCAAGAGTTTGTTCGGCAAAATCACCGTCACAACAAACCACCTTCGGGGCATAAGTTTAGTATTGGCCTATTTGACGGCGACGTGTGCGTGGGCGTTGCTACCGCAGGACGCCCTATTGCACGGATGCTTGATGATGGGTTGACTTTAGAAGTGACGCGAACTTGCACCGATGGCACTCGAAACGCTAATTCAATGCTGTACGGCGCTATTGTTCGTGCGGCAAAAGCACTTGGGTATCTGAAAGTTGTGACGTATACGCAGCACGATGAAAGCGGAGCTAGTTTGCGTGGTGCGGGATGGACTCCGATTGCGCATTTACCCCCGCGCAAAGGATGGGATTCGCCTGGACGTCCTCGCGCGGACATTGGCAGCGGTGGCGTAGCGCGCGTTCGTTGGGAGCGCGTATGCAATTAAGACCCTATCAAGAAACGGCGGCTGACTTCCTCTACGAGCATGACCGGGCGATGATGTTGGCGTGGGTTGGCGCCGGCAAGACCGCTACGGCGCTCACGGCCATGCGGGATGCCCTGCGCGATGGGGTGGTCAAGCGGTGGCTCGTTGTCGCGCCCCTGCGCGTCTGCCGCTACGTGTGGCCGTCTGAGGCTGCCAAGTGGACGCCTGATGTCAAGGTGGCGGTGGCGCTCGGCGCGTCCAAGGCGCGGGCTGCGGCGCTTGCATCCGATGCCCGCGTGGTCGTCATCAACTACGAGAATCTGGCGTGGCTCGCCGGGCAACGGTTTGACTTTGATGGCGTGGTGTTTGACGAGCTGACGCGCCTCAAGAACCCCTCCGGCGTGCGGTTCAAGGCCATCCTCAAGCGCCTGGAAGATGTCCCCATCCGGTGGGGGCTGACCGGCAGCTTCACGTCCAACGGCCTTGAGGACGTGTTCGGCCAATGCAAAATCATCGACCAGTCGTTGCTTGGTCGCTCCAAGGGCGCGTTCCTGCAACAGTATTTCCATTGCATCAACCGCGACCACGGCCAATGGGAGCCGGCGCGCGGATCGTTGGAGCAGGTCATGGCGCGCATCAAGCACGCAACCTTCGTGCTTGAGCCTGGCGAGTACGCCGACACCTTGCCGCCGCTGCACGTCACCCCGCTGCGAACCGTCCTGACCGACCGCGAACCCTACCAGAAGATGAAGCAGGACTTCGTGGTGCGCTTCCCTGACGCGCAGGCGGTCGCCGTCAACGCCGGCGCCGTCACGCAGAAACTTCAACAGATGGCGTGCGGGTGGGTGTACGACACCCGTAAGACACCCAACCCCGCCAAGCCGGGCAAGTTCATCGTCACGCAGACCCCGGTGTGGTTTTCTAGCCACAAGTTTGACTTGCTAGAGGAAGTTCTTGACGGCAATCAGCGGGTGAACACGGTGGTGGTGTACAACTACGTCGAGGAACAAGCAGAGTTGTTGCGCCGCTACCCCCATGCCGCCACAATAGACCAGCCAGGCGTAGTGGATCGGTGGAACCGCGGCGAAGTGCCGCTGCTGCTGATTCACCCCCGCTCGGCCGGCCACGGCCTCAACTTGCAGCACGGCGGGAGCCATATGGTGTTTCTGTCGCTGCCGTGGTCGCTAGAGGAATACGAGCAGACCGTTGGTCGACTGCACCGCAGCGGTCAGCGGCAGGATGTGTGGGTCTATGTCTTGCTTGCCAATCAGACGATTGACGAGCGTATCTGGTCGGCGCTGCACGACAAGCGTGCGGTATCCGACATAGCCATGAAGGAGTTGACCGAATGAACTGGACGCAACTGAACGCTGCCATGAAGGGCATGGGCGAGGAACAGGTGCTTGAGCTGCTGGTGGCCGAACGCAACGGTCAGCGCCGCAAGGTGTTCCTTGAGCGCCTGCACCAGCGGTACACGTCGATGCGCGCCGCGCGCGAGCGCGACGAGATTATGGCCGAGGCGCGTCAGGCGCGAGGTTGACCCACCCTTGCAGGGCGCGTAAGCGTGCGCTTACGGCGTCACAGGAGGCTGCGAGGTCGCGGAGGTCGGGGCCGATGTCTGGCCCTGACCCTTCTCCAGAATCCGCTCCAACCTGTCCTGCATCGCTCCCGGCGGCGGGGGCGGCAGCATCAGTTCCTTCGGAGGGCGGCTTGGGGCTGCGCACGGGGGCGGTGCGGCACAGCCGGACAGGAGTAGCAGGCTGAGGCCGGCTAGCAAGACCATCCAGCTCCGAGCGGTAGGCGTCGAGGGCAGTCTCGGCACGCGCGCGATCAGCGCGTTCAACCCGTAGTTCAGTCTCCAGACGGCGAATTTCCGGTTCCAGTTCATCGCGCACACCCTCGCGGATCTTGTGGACGCCCCATGCCGCAGCCGCCACGACGGCAACGGCGGCAATCAGATGGGGCAGGTAGCGAAGCAGCCAAACGGGCATCATGGCCGCAAGTCTGTCTGAAAGGCTTTCCCGTCGCAAGCGGCTTTGTCGGTCATCCACCCATGATGGACGGCGTGGCTGCACCACACCCGGTCATCCTTGCGGGTGAGGAACGCCGACCAGAAGCACACCCGGCAAGGCAGCGTGGCTTCTTTCACTTTGCCCGGCGTTTCCGTAGCCATGTCAAGTAGTCCGCAGCGGCTTCAATGTCGTGTTCCACCCGCACCAGGCCAAGCTCGTTGGCCTGCGGGTCTAGAATGACGGTGCAGGACGGGGCGATCATGGACGGCGGCAGGCCAAGCGCATCGGCGTAGGAGTCGTGAATCTTGTATGACCCAAGTTGCAGCAGGTGCGCAAGATGCCCGGTCGCCGGGATGCGCAAAAGCTGGTACCCGCCCGTATGCTTGTGGCCGGAGACAATCACGTGGTCGTGGTGCGTGAGCTTGGCGGCGCGGAGCTGCCCGTGGCTCGGGTTCCACATTGAGTTGCCGGGCCAGTCGTGGCGGGCGGCGATGCGCACCTCGGCGCCGTTCTGGAACGTGAGCGCGATGCGGACGGTATGATCGCCCGTCAGCGTCACCCCGGCTTGCCGCTGAATCCACCGCAGAGGGTCGCCCGCGCCGCTCCAATGGTCGTGGTTGCCCTGCACCATAAACAGCCAGTCCTCGCGCAGTTCCTCGACAAGCCACTCAACGAGCTGCCACGCCTGCCCCGCAGTCGTCTCCTGCTCGCCGTATAGGCGGGCGAGACGGCCAATCCAGTTGTTTTGCAAATCGCCTACGCAGGCGGCGTATAGCCCAGGCGTGGCCTTGATGATGTTGATGTCGCGCTCAAGCTGCCCGAGGTCGGTGTAATCGTCATCCACATGCGGGTCGCCAAGCAGCGTCACGCCGATGGGCGCGTTCCCGCGTACCTTGACCTTGACTAGTTTTCGCGCCTCGGCAGCGGCGTCCTTGCGGGCAAAAGTCGCTTTCCTGCGGTCAATCAATTCGCGGATGTCAATTTTGCCCGAGGGTAACTTCGGGGCTTCCAGCAGTTCGCGCTTGCGCGGTGCGCTCTCCACCACCCCGTTCGCGGTGCGGAACCGTGCCGCCGGGTCGTAGGTTGAGTCGGGCACCGGCACGCCGCGCGACTTCAACCCGTCAATGCGCTGCGACAGCGCGCGGGTGTTGATGCCAAGTTGGCGTGCGGCCTCGGCGCGTACCCCCTTTGCGGCATTGAGCGCCGAAAGGATTTGTTCATCCGTTGCTTTTTGAGCGGGCACGCGGCCTCCGGTGTGTGAACGAAGCAAGTGCCTGCTGTAGCAGACTGCCGAGAGTATCCACGAATACTTCGTCGTGTGAAAGTTTATGGTTCATCTCGTCAAGCAGGGCGTGGACAAGTTCGTGGCAGAAAGTTTGTTGGACGGCAGTTTCGGGTTGATCGCCGCGGATGTCTATGCGATGCAAAGTCGGGTCGTACATGCCGACCGCGCCCTTGGTGTGCGGCCATTTGGATAGGGGCAGAATGCGCACGGCGATTTCATGTCCGTGCAGCCGGAACCTGCGCGGGATGCCGAGGCGGGTGTGTCGGTCATCCGCGCGCATGACGGGGCGTTACGCCTCGTTGTCGCTTGCCGGCTGCCCGTTGTCAGCCAACAGCGGCAAGCCGTTGGTGTTGGGCGGCGGAGCATCTAGCGGCCATCGGTAACCCAACACGCGGCTCTTGACGAACGGGGCGATGGTGACGGCGTTGCCCTGATTGCCGCCCAAGACCATCAGCCGGTTCCATTGATCCTGACCGACGACGAAGCCGACATGCCCACCGCCAGGACGCTTCAAGCCGCCGTTGAACACGACGATGCACCCCGGCTGCGGCTTGGGCAGCGCGTAGCCGTAGTTGAGGTACGCCCGCGCGCGGTACCAGTCCTTGGGCTTGGCAAGGCCGATGTCGGTGAGGCACCCGCCGACGAACGCACCGCACCACGGCGTCTCGTCATCCGTCCACCAAGCGTTGAGCTGCCGCAGCCACCGGGCGATGACAGGCGCGGTAGTCTTGCCGGGGATTTCCTGCACGCCGACAAAGCGCCGTGCGTGCATCAGCCAACGGGGGCCGCTCACGGCTTCACCCCGGTGACGAAGTAAAACACCAGCCCGATAAGGCCGATGACGAGCGCGACCAGCCCGGTGCCGATACGCAGCCCGATGCCAAGCAGCAACTTGTTGAGGGACGCTTGGCTTTCGGTCAGGTGGCGCACCTGCACGGTCAGTTCCGACACGGCGATGGTGGTCGCGCGACTGCGCTCGGCGCACTCGACCAAGTGATCGTTCAGCGCCGCCGAGGTGCCAAGCGCCAGACGCTCAACCGACCGCAGGCGATCATCCTGCGTATCCGAAAGGCCGGACACGTCACTTGTCCCGCAGCGGCGTCGTGGTGACGGCGCGCAGTACGAGGTTGGCAAGCGCACCCACGGCGAGGATAGCCGCCGCCACCTTGGCGCCGAACAGCGTGGTCAGATGCCCGCCGATCAGCTCTAGGCCGCCCAAAACGGCAAGGAGGATGTTCCACCAGACGGTGCGCGACTTGAACGCGCCTTTCAACAGGTCGGTCATTGGGGCCTCGTATTAAAGTCCAAGCCGGTTAAGCGTTTCGGCTTCGGGGGAAACAAACGGTGCGTTTGCGGCGCCTGTAGCCGTGCCAAGGCCGATAGACAACGGCGGCATCTGCCACTTCCGACCGCCGCGCATTTCAAAGGCGGCTTGCTGCGCGCGTTGCGTGGCGAGTGCGTTGGCGGTGCGCCGCGCAACCGAACCCGTAGCCCCGACGCCAAGCGCGACCGCAGCGGCGGTCTTTGCATCCACTTGCGGCAGATACATGCCGACACCCGCACCGGCATACAAGCCGCCGCCAAGCACGGAGCGAACCCGCAGCGATTCACCGAAGGAAGTCAGCGATGCGGCCAGTTTGCCGCCTTGCGCTACCTGCTCAATGAACTGGCGTTCCTCTGGCGTAAACAGTCGCATTTGTCGCGGGTTGCGCGCGACGTTCAGAAACTCCCGTCGAACCGCGTCGTCAAGCGGCTGCCGCGACAACTTAGCGCGGCGGAGCAATTCTTCCATGCGCTCGCTTTTGCTGACGGCCGCATACAACTGCCGCGCCTGCTGCAACGAAGCCACCGCATCGGGATAGCTGCCCGACATGACCGACGAAGGCGGGGCGTTCAGCACGAAATCGTCAATTTCGTCGGCCAATTCGCTGCCGAGGCGGCGGATGTTCGGGTCGGTGCTTTTGCCCAAACGCTTTTTGATGTTGCTGCGAGCCGTATCCAACTCGCTGATAGTGCGCGCTTGCCCTGCGGACTGCTCCAACTGCCGGATTTCAAAATCGACTGCACGGTGCTGATCGGGGTCGAACCCCGTAAGTCGTCCGCGCACGCCCGACAAGAACCCGTCATAGGCGGCGGGGTCAAACGCTACGCCCGAAGCATCTACGTCCGCGTAGGCTTGCGCGGCTTGCGCCTTCATCTTCGGCAGCGTTGGCGCGCGCACCCCGCCGACGTTAAGCGCCTTGGCCGTACCCGCACCGCCAAGCACACCGCCAAGCACGCTTGCCACCCCGTACACATACGGGTTGTCAAGCACGGAACCTTCTTCGGTGAAGTCCGACACCGCTTGGGGCGCCGTCGCAGCGCCTACCGCCGCGCCCGTTTGCGTGGCGGGCGCGCGCCCCAACTCACGCAAGACATTCTGCGTTGTGCCAGGCGCCGTTTTACTCGCCAACTTTAGCAGCGCGTTAGCCGCCGTACCGGCGCTTGTCGCCGCTTCGGCTCCAGCGGCCAAGTACCGCTGCCCGGAGGTAGTCGGCTCCCGAAACACATTCGGCGCCACGCTTGTCAGCCCTTGGCGGACAACATCTGACGGCACAGGCAGTCGGTTTTCCGACCCAAGCGCGCCAGCACCAAGGTTGTATAGCGTAGCCGTAAGATCCGTTGCGCCAAGGGCAAGCGGCGCCGCCACCGCCCCGAAAGGCCCGCCAACCGCCGCACCGCCGCCGGCGGCGAGGGCATACGGCGCTACTGCGCGGTTAATCACGCCGGCGTACTGCCCTGCCGCGCCAGAAGATTCGGGCGCGGGCGCGGCGGCTTTGGGCTTTGCCGCCGCCGCTCGAAGGCGCGCGCGAGCAAGCGCAAGCGCCTGCTGTTGCTCTAGCGTCAGGGCTTCTTCTGCCACAGCTTCTTTTCCTCTGCCGTAAGCGCGTTCCACACGTCGGCGGGGACGTTGGCCGGTTTGCCGCCCGAAGGCGCGGTGCGCGCCGGCTTGGAGATTTCCGTTTTCGGCCGTCGCGTGGCTTGGAAGAACGGGTCAAGCTCGCCGCTGCGGATGCGCTGGTTGAACCGATCAATCGCGCGCTCTTTCATGCGCGCGCGGATTCGCGCCATTTCGGTAAGCGTCTGCTGATTGAGCGCAATAGTACCCGACACGACTTCGCGCAGGTATTCGCGTTCGGCAGGCGTATCCAAGCCTCGCGCACCGATGCCCAAAGCCTGGATATTGGCGAACACATCCTGGCCAAGCACCGCGTTGAGCAGTTCCGTATCGCGCACTTTGGCCGCTGCGGTCTTGTCGCCCTTGACGCTTGCGATAAGGCGGTTGAACTCCAACGCAATCGGCGCGGTGATGCCGGTGGCGGGCTGCCCTTTCTCCAGCAAATCCAACGCCGCGTTGTCCCGCTCCAAATCCGCTGCGGCTTTTTCCGCAGCGGCATACGCTGTCAAATCAGCTTCACCCTGCCCCTTACCGACTACTTTGGCGTATTCAGTTTCCGCTGCCGGAAGGAATGTGTTGACCGTCGTGCGCGGCGCGTTAGGCGACGGCGTGATGGCGGCAACCGATCCCGGCACAATGGTTGCGGGGCCACCACCAAGGTCGGCCATCTCAATGACCCGCTCGTACCCGCCCAAAGACTGGTTGACGCGGTGCCGCCGCATCTGCTGTTCCGGCGTCAACCCCGCCGTTTGCATTTGCCCCAAAACGCCCGAAATAACTTTAGGGTCGTCAGGCAGACCATTAAAAAACGCGACTTCTTCCGGGTTAAGCAGTCCTATACCGCTCATGCTTGACACCCACGGTGCAAGCGCCGCCTTGTTCAATTCGCCGGGCGACCGCAAAAGCGATCCTGCAAGTTGGGCGAAAAACTCCGTTCGCTTAACGCGCGCCTCAAGGTCTTTGGTATCCGCACCAACGCGCTCACCGCGCGCCTTGTGCATGGCCGCCACATAGTCGGCGCCTCCAGGCGTGCGCATCAATTCGTCCTCGGGCGCGCCGCGCGCAAGCGCCTGCTGCAACGCCATCGCGTTCGACTGCTCCCGCTCGGCGGCTTGGAGTTGCAGGGCGTTCAGTTGCTCGGCCTGCGCGTTCACACGCCGCCCGCGCGCGAACTCCTGCCCCCGCATGTACTGCTCAAGGAAGTTGACCGGCTGAATCTGCGTGTCTCCGATGATAGGCATACCGAGTCCTCAACCGTAGCCGATGTAGCGCGGGCCTTGGTAATTGACCGCCATCGTGTTAGCGCCGGTAGACGTAGGCGCGCGCGCACCGCCACCAAACATTCCGTACCCCAAAGCCGCTTGGCCGAGGGCGTTGGAGATAGCATTGGCAGAGCCGATGTAGCCCGACGCGCGTGCGCGGCCCGACTCCATCATCATGTTGCCGGCGTTGACGCCGTACTGCCCGGCGGCGTTCGTCACCTGATTGGTGGCGGTCTGCCCGGCGCCGTAAAGGCCACCAAGCGCGCCGATGCGCTCGTTCTTAAGCGCCTGTGCGCGGTTAAAGGCGTTCATGTACTCTTGCGAGGCCATGTCCTGCCCGAAGCGTCCTGCGGCCTTGAGCGCAGCACCCGACATCATGCCCCCGCGAGCTGCGGCGGTGCGGTCAAGCGCCTTCATGCCTTCGGACAGCCGGAACCCGTAGCCGGGATCCATTTCAAGGTCGGCCATCGTGTAGTTGCGGCCAAGGCTGCCGTAGCCCGATGATGCGGGGTCGCCGCCAAGCCCAAGCATCCGCAACAGTTCGTTCTGACTGGTGATGCCCGCCTGCCGAAACGGCTCGTTGAGTTCAACCTGCCGGTCGAACATTTCCTTCTGCAACCGCGCCGACTGATCGGCCGCCTGCTGCTGCGCGCGCGATGCTTTTTTGGATGCGCGGGAAGCCATACCGCCGCCAATGACGGCGCTGCCAAGGATTGCAGCTGATGTACCGATAGCCATTACGCGACCTCTCTCATAAACGTGCGCTCCATTGGGCGAAACCCTTTGCGCGCGTACAGATTCGCCATTTTGCCAACGCGCTCATCTTCAAGAGCAATCATAAACAGCGCGGTTGCGCTTTTTGTGGTTGCCCACGATTCAATCGTGCGATACATGGCTTGCCCTGCGCCTTTGCCTCTGGCCTCTGGGGTCAGCCACCACCACAGTTCTTGGACTACCGTAGTGGCGGGGCTAAAGTACATAGGGTAGGCCAACGCGCCGGCGATGCCAACCATTTTGCCGTCATCTTCCGCAAGCCACACCCCGATATCGGGGTTCTCTACCGCCGAAAGGAAAAAGTCAGCGTAGCCCTCGTCGTCAAACGGAATGACGTTGCGGATAGGGGATGCCGCGTGAAAGGCGTGCGCTAGGGGCAGATATTCCGCGAAATCGTAAGCGGTGGCGTTGCGGACGATCACGACACTTCCCTGCCCGAACAGCGGATGTTGATGGCCGACGCCGTACCGGCGATGGTCGAGATATACCCGCCCGGTGCCAGGATGTGGCCGACCAGTTCGGGGAAGGTGTAGGTTTCGTTCGGCAACAAGGTCTTGGTCTTGACGATCAAGTTCTGGTTGCCCGTCGAGTCGTACTGCGTGACCAAGTTGACCGACAGCGTAGCCGCCGACGCGCTGTAGTTGGTCGCCGTGAACTTGTCGATGATGGCCGACACGTTCGCGGCGGTGTACTGCGTGGTTTGCGCGTTCTCCGCCGTCTTGGACGGAATCAAGGGTTTGACGCTGACTGCCATGACCTACCCCTAGAAAGTGAACACCATACGAACGCGGCCGCTTTGGCCGGGTTGACCGCCAAGGTAGCTGCCTTCGCCGCCGCCGCCCGCCGTCAAGCCCCCATCACCCGCAATCGGAAGGCCGCCTGCCGAAGTATACGCCGCTCCGCCGTTGCCGGTAGTGTTTGTGGTGTTGCCGCCCGTAGCCGTGCCGCCTGCACCCTGCGTCTGTAACGGCCCGGCGTTGCCCGGCTGACCACCATTGGCGGTCATCGTCGTGATGGTGTACGTGCCGCTGTAGACGTTGGAGAAGCCACCAGCCGTAGCCGATCCGGCGCCCGCACCTGCGGCGCCCACGGTATACAGGATTGTCTTGCCGTCCTGCCCGGTCAAAGTCAGCGCGGTCTTAGAGTATCCGCCGCTGCCGCCGCCGCCGCCTTCAACGATGTCCGGTTCGCCTGGTACGCGGAATGACTCGTAGCCCGTAGCGCCACCGCCACCGCCGCCCCACACTTCGATAGTGACGTTGGTTGCGCCTGTGGGGATAGACACCGACCCGGTGCCGGCTTCGGAATAGTCGTACACCCCGGCGCCCGCGCCGCCAGGGCTGCCGTTGAAGAACGACGCAAGCGTGGCGCCGCTCATGTCAGGTCAGCCCCGCCCCGCTGATAAGCCACGACGCGCCCGAAATCTTAATAAGGGTAGCGACACCGTTACGCGCAAGCGTGCGAGTGCCCGTCGTGGTGCTGTTGGCGAGGGTCATCGTATCGGTCGTGATGGCGATGGACAGCGCCGTAGCGTTGAGGTTGACGATGATGATGACGGTGCCCAACGGAAACGCCGTAGCGCTGTTGGCCGGAATAGTCAGCGTCAGGCTAGTGCCGTTCATCACGACCGCTTTGCCGCGATCCGACAACAGCAGCTCGTAGTTGGCGGTCTTGGAGTTGGTCGGCGCGTCTCGGTAGCCCACGGCATAGTCGGCGCTGACCGCAGCGTTATCCGGCACGGTCGGCGTGCCGGTAAACGTCGGGCTGTCAAGCGGCGCGTAGGTAGCAGCGGCGGCGGTCGTGGTGAGGGCGTCGGTGATGCCGTAACCCGCAACCGTGGCCGGGGTGCTGGTAATGTCCGCCCACGCCACGCCAGCCAGACTCAAGTCGTTGAGGCCAGTCAAGTCATCGTAGGTGCCAAGCGTTACGTCAGCCGAGGTCTTGAGGACGAACTTGTAGGCCACGCCTTCGGTCAGCCAGATTTCCTGCGTGACCCGACCTGCCGAGTCAAAGATAATGGGGTTAGTGTGCGGCGTAGCCCCTGAAGCGGAGGTGTAGACCGCTTCGGGCGTGGTCGTACCGGCCTGATAGGTGAAAATCTTGCCGCCCGCCAACGGATTGCCGTTGTTGTCAAAAAACTGCGCGCCGGCACCCGCCAGCGGGGAAAGGAACACGGTCATATGTACACCTGCGTCATGGTGAGGATGACGGAGGGGATGCCAGGGACAACCCCCGCCGCCGCCTTGGATTGTACCTGCACGGTCGTGTCATCAACCGCCCACATCAACTGAAAGTAGTCGCCGTCCGACATGGAGACAAACAGATTGGCGGCCACGAATACCTCGGCGTTGTTGCCTTGAATTCGCACTTCGGAGGCAGAGTCTGCAATGTTGTTGCCGTTGATGCGCCCCCACACCCAAAAGAGGCCGGTGCCGCCCGAAGTCTTGTCCAGTTGCAGTGAAAACTGCATGTTGTAGACCGCCGGGCGTGTGACCTTGATGCGGGTAGAATCCGCCGGATCGACGTACACGCCATAGCGGTTGGACGACGTGTTGAACTTCATGCCGTAGGCCGTGTTGATGGCCGCCGCCGTCTGCGTAGTCGTGTCGTAGAACTGCCCGTAGTTGATGGGGTTTGGCTCAAATCGCGGGGGGCCGACTTGCAACCCGCGCACCGCCGCTTCAACTTGCGACAACTCAGCGTCGGTCACATTGTTCGGCGGCGTCAGTTCCAGATCGGCAAGCGTGGCGTCGGTCGTACCGCCGCCCGTCAGCCGGAACTGATTGTTGAGGTAACGGAACCACTCCCGCGAGATAAGCCCCGTCCGCGCATCAATCAGCGGAACGCGCGGCGCAGGGATGTTGGTGATGTTCTGCGCGTTAGGCATTGGTGCCGTCCAGAATCAGGTCAGCACCCATGATGGCCGTCACAACGGGGTCCGAACCAGACACTTCGTACACCCGGTCGCGGGACTTGAGCGTAGCACCCAAGCGCGTCCAAATGACGCGGGTCTGCGTAGCCCCGATGCGGCCGACGTCCTTCCAATGCTCATGGCTCCACGTGTGACCGCCATCGTCCGACCACCGCAGCATCATTTTGGGGTCTGAACCTTGCGTAACGGCAAAAGACACCAGAAACGAATCGCCCGATTCTGTGGTCAATGTGTCGCCAGATTCAGCCAACAACAAATCTAGCGTTTCAAACCCCGTGTAGCCGGACAGCCCGACGCCCGTCTGGCAGTCCAACTGCAGTCGGCGGTGCAGCGTGCGAAAGAGGTTGTTCTGCCCTGGCGCGAGCGCGCGCCACGACCGCAGCCACTTCTGCTCGGCGCCGTTGTCGGAAAAGTACGCCAAATCGTAGGCGTACAAGTTGCCGTTCTCAAAGTCGCCTACGACGGGTTCGCCGTTGAACCGCGCCTGGCAGTTGGATCGGTGGCGCTTATAGCGACCGTTGACCAACGCAGCGCGCTCATGCCACGCATTGGTGGCGGCGTCGTACACCCACGTCGTTTCGGCGCTCGGGAAGATAAGCACGTAGAAGGCGTGGCCGTCCTGCTGATAGGTGTACGCCAGCGCGTCCGACATGTCGGCGTAGCCTTGGATGGCGAACTCAACGGCGTGGGTGGACACCCGCACGCCCTGATAGCCCTGCGCCCGGTAGACGATGCCCTGCCCGCGCGCGTCGGCGCCAAGCCAAAACACGCTGTTGTCAAGCTTGGCGACCGAGTAGGGGGCGATGCAGCCAATCTCGTTGTATGCGCCTTGGATGCGCGTCAGCGGAAAGTCGGGGTCGCCCGAGTTGTACCAGACCTCAACCGAGTTGGTGCCGAACAGCCACACCTCTCGGTGATCGACCGCCAACGACACCAAGCCATCCGGCGAACCTTCGGCGCTAGCAAAGTCCAACGGATCGACGGAGAACCCGTCAAGCAAATCCGTCACCCACACCCGCTGGCTGTTCGGTTCGTTGAACACGAAGTAGCCGTCAAGGTAGCCGACGTTGACCGCGCCGGGGAAGTCCGGGTCGGTGATTTGGGCAAACGTTGCCGTGTGGAAATTGTAGATGAACCCGTCAGGGTTGCACGCGACGAACAGCTGCGTACCGTTGTCGGCCATCGACACCGGGCCGGAACCCGTGATGTCGCCCAACTTCGTCTGCGTCAGGTTGGCCGCGACCTTGTAGAACTCCGTGCCGCTCGCCACGTACACATCCGTGCCGTGCGCCCACAAACCACGGATGGGGCCGTTGCCGACTGTAGCGACCAGACGCAGCCCAGGACACCGCTGAAGGTACGCCGGCTCCTTTCCCCCCTCGGGGATAACTTCGGGGTACAGGTTGACCATCCGGTTGTCAGCCGCGTTCGGGCTGCGGAGGACATAGCTGCTACCGAGGATGGGGGTTTTCATGCGGCGACTACAAGCGTAGCGTCAGGAGGCCCAACGGTTGAACACCACACGCGCGCCGTTTGCAGCAGATCGCCCCGCAGGGATAGCCGCAATGGTGAACGTAGCGCCGGCCAAAGCCGAAATAGCCGACCAATGCGTAGTTCCGTCGTCAAGCAAGATGCCGCAAATGTCGCCGTTGGCAATAGACCCTGCCGCCGAAACCGTCGCGGAAGTGTTGCCGGCAGACAACGCGCCATTGAGCTTGTTTTCGTACTGATACGACACCCATCGCATAACCTTCGCGGTCTTGTCCCACACGGCAAAGTTGAACGGCGCGTAGCCGCGCGTCGGAGCGCCGTCAAGGACGGGCAGCGAGTACGGCTGTTGCGTTGCGTTTTCGGTGGGACCGCGCCCGAGCGCTTGCGTGAAGATGCTCGCGCCGATGGATTTGATAAGCCCGGCCGAAGAACTGATGATGCCAACGCGGATAAATTTGACTTCGCTGCGGCGCACAAAACCTGGAATCAAATCGTTAGCGCCCAAGCCCGTGCCGACCGTATAATAGCCATACGTAGTGTCGAACGTGGTCAGGTTGACTTGGCTGTAAAACGCGCCGCCAGCGCCTTCCGACAGCAGCGGGTTCTGGTTCGCGTCGTACACCCACACTAGCGGGCGCATCAACGCGCCGCTGTAGTTGGCATCCCATACCACCACATCGCCAAGCGAAACCGGAATCAAATCCGACATGCCGATAGTGGTGAACGAATCAACGGTAAACCCGTTGAGCGACGGCGTGATAAGCGCCGGCGAAGGCAGAGCAGTCAAACCGTTTGTAGTGGGCGCGATACGCTTGTTAGGCGCCGCGCAAGCGGTGGACGTGCCGACAATCATGCTGTTGGCATCCACCAAGAAAAGCGGCGACTTACGGAATTGCGTAGAGGATTCCGTCGCCACCATGTTGTTGCGACCGGAATCCGTCACCAAAATCGGCGTAGCGAACTGACCGTAGGTTACGCCAGACCAAGACGCAAGCACGGTGTTGCTGTACGCGCTTGAAGCAAACGTCACACCCGAAGAAGCGGCGACATCCTCAAACCGCGCGCCATACACGCTGTTGTTCGTGGTGTTGGTGAACGTCAGCGCAACCGCCGATCCCTCCATGCAAGGATGGAAGATTTTGTTGTGGTTGTGCGGGTAATTGACGCCCACAATGGACAGCTTCACTAGCCGGTCGGCATAAATGAAGTTCTCGTTGACGTAAGGCGTACCGCCCACACCGCCGTCAGTCAGTTCAAGCAGGGTCACCATGCCAGTGATGCGGAATTGGTTGTACGAAACGCCCCTATCTTCGCCCGCGCCTTCGGCGTAGAGCTGCGCGAAGTTGCACGCGCCAAGCGATACGAACGACTCCGACAAGCCGGTGATGCGCAGCACCGGGGATGCGGGCGGGGCGCCGAACAGGCTCGTCCCGTTGGTCACGTTCGCCAACCGGATGTCGCCGCCGCCAGAGTTGAAAAACCCGCCGACCGTCAGGGTGCCGGCGGCAACAAGGATGTTCGACTCAAAGTTGAGGCGCTTGACGCCGCGCAGATCGGTCGAGGAGCCGAGCCGAACGGTCATGCCGCTCGGACACCACAGCCCCTTGCCGCTGCTGATGGCGTAAGTCTTGGCAAGCAGCAGAGCCGCGCGGTCGTCAGTCACTCCGTCACCGACCACGCCAAAGTCCTTGACGCTCACCATGTCGCGCAGCCTATCTTGGATAGTCCGCGTCACGGCGCCGGCGCCCGCCTGGACAAAGCCCAACTGGTTTATCGCCGCGCGTTTGGTGTCACCGCCCTGATTGATAGGCAGTTCGCTCGTAGGGGCGACCGGCGACGTTGCGGCCGGAAGCTGCGAAATCTTGATGTTAGCCATGTCAGTAGTTTCCGGCGAAGATGTTGAAGCGGTTACGCCGCGCCATGAGGCTATACGGCATCGCCATTATGTCCTTGGGCGCGTTGATGCGCTTGATGTCGCGCTTGCTCGCCATAGCGATCCGTTGCACCTGCGGTGTCGGCTCCACGCCGAACTCCGGCGCAAGCTCCATCGCCAAGTTGTAGGTAAACGCCCGCAGATAGCCTGGCGGGAACGCCAATTCGGTCGTAAGCGTAGCCGGCTGCGTCAGCGGCTTGACCGAAATGAAGTGGAACTCTAGCGCGCGCGACGGCACCGGATAGACATGAATCGTCACGTCCGGGTAGGTCATATTGACCCACATGACCTGCGGGAAGGTGCTAGTGACCGTCTTGACCGCGATGTTGTTGTACTGCATCTCGTTCAGCAGTTTGATGCCATACGAGACATTCGTGGTCGGGTCGCGGAAGTAGGTGGCATCGTCAATCAGCACCGGACGGTCGGCTACGATGTTGCCGGTCGGGCCGAAAGTCTGCACGCGCTCGTTGACGGGCCACGTGTGGGTCTGGTCAAGGGTGGAAAACACGGCCAGACGCTCCGTGTTCCAACTGTCCACCATCTGGTCGAACGCCGCGAGGGCGTCTTGCGCCATCGCAGCGGAGGGCGTCTCGCTTTCCGCCAACACGCCAAGCAGGCGCAGCGCCCGAGTAATCTGATCGCCTGCCGTTGCCATGCGCTATTCCTCGGTCGTTCGGCGGCGCCGTTTGACCTCAAGGGTGTTCATCGGTTCGCCGTCCTGCACCGGCGCAGGCGGCTCCTGCGGGTCGTACTGCAACCACCCGTTACGCAAGTCGGCGGCCATTTCCATTTCGGAAATGGCCACCTTGTTGCCGTGCCGCGGATGGCGCAGGTAGAAGTGCATCAGGCCGGTGCGATGACGAGCGCGTAGACCGGGATAGTCACCGTGTTGGCGAGCGTGCCGGTAGCAGCCGCGCGGACACGCAACCGATCACCACGCGCGACGACGAGATTCGCCGCCGTGCCGTTCAGCGCCAAGTCGCGGCGACCGTTGGCGACCAGCGCCGAACCGCCCGTGACCTGCGTGGTGTTCGCAGCCGTAGCCGCAAGCACCGCCGTCGAACCCGCGCCGGCTTGGCCCAGGTTCGTGATGCTGAACGTAATGAAGTTGGTGTTGTTGGCCGCCAACGCATCCGCGCCCGAAAACATCGCCGCCGTAATCACGCCGTTGAAGGGCGCGATGATGGCGTTGTCGGTGTTGCCGGTCGTGGCCACGGTAACGCTGTGCGTCTGCACCACCGCACCCGCAAACAGACCGTTCTCGGTCAGCGCAGCGGGGGCGATAGTGGTGCCGGACTCAAGTGCCGGGTCGGCGTATGCAACGCCAACAGGCTTGGAATTGGGCATCGAAGTTCTCCTGATAAGGAGCGGCCCCCGCGTCGGTCAGACGCAGGGGCCGCAAGCCGTTACACGCGGTAGGCGACCCAAGTACCGTCAGTCACCTTGCGAGCGCGGTAGCGCCCCGAAGTGCTGATGGCGACCGTGGCCGAACCCACCACCGAGAAGCCCGTGCCGCCGTTAAGCGTCACCGCACCCGAGGCCGAACCCAGGTTGACGATGACGAACTCAAACGCCGAGTTGGCGCCCATGTTCGGCTCCGCCGCATCCATCAGCGCAGCGGTGGGCAGCGTGAAGCCGACCGCCGAAGCGTTGGTGGACGTGATAAGGCCGTTGACGAGATCGCTCGCCGCGAGGGTGACAGTCGTGCCGGTGTAGGCGACAGGCGCCAACTGCGGCGAAAACTGCACTTCATCGAAGTTGCCGTTGCCGACCTGGTAACCACCAGCTCCGTTTGCGATAGGCATGTTTGAAAATCTCCTGAAAGGGTTGGTGAATTAGCCCCAAACGCGCGCGGCGAGCTGCGGACGGATGACTCCGTAACCGTACAGCACGTCGATGCGGCAAGGCATCCGGTCGTTGTTGATGTCGTACTGGCGCACGATACGCAGGCTGATGCCGTTGTGAACCTGCCGCGAGGCCATGTCAACGCCCTGCGGAAGCAGGAGGTCGGCGGTGGCGAACGAAATCGCGTCCTTGTGGTACGCGAGGTTCTGCGGGTAGCTGGTGCTGGCGGCACCAACGAAGGTCACGACGGCGCTGTTCTGCGGGAACGAATCCACGGTGGCAAGCGGGTGCGACGAGGTGTAGATCGCCGGGCTGATCTTCACGTTCGTGAACGCGCTGGCCGCAGCCGTGTTGGCTTCGGTCACGACGAACTGCTGGAGCGAGCCGGTCGATTCGCGGGTCTGCGGGTTGACCGCAAACACGTTGGCGATGGTGAACACATCGCCCACCGCAAGGGTGTGGCCGGTCGTGCCGTTGAACGAAATGGTGCTAGCGCCCTGAGCCGACACCGTGCCGTTCACCGTGATGCTGCCCGAACGGGAACCCGTCACGAACTGCTTGATGGACTGCGACATGCCGATTTCGTCAAAGCCGAGGATGCCCTCGCCCATCATGCCGCCCTTGAACTGCTTGCTCACGGTGCTGACGGGGTTGAACAGGCCCTTCATGCCCTCGACCAAGCCGGCGTTGGCAGCCGGGTTGACCGTGAGGTAGCGCGGCGACATCGGCGCGGCAGCCTCGTTGAGCTTCTGGTTGGCCTGGAGCAGAACCAGCGAGGTCGCCGGCGTAGTGCCGGGGGTGCCGACCGACTGGTAGATGCCGTTGTAGGCGTTCGCCACATCGGCGTCCACGCTCGACGCAAGCTGCGAGATACGCGGCTTGAGGACGCGCTCCGCGAAGTCGTCCAACGACAGCGCAAGCTCAGCGGACGTGAAGTTCACGCCGACGTGCTTCTGGCTGGACACGGTGAGCGAGGTGAACTGCTCGTTGTCGGACTGCACCTGGAGGGCAGCACCGTCCGTCACCAGCGCACGATCCGGGAGACGGATGCGCAGGGTCGAGCCGATCTTGGCGCCTTCGACGGCGAACGAATCGTCGTACTGGCGGTTGACGTTGCGGGTGATCACCAGATTGTTCTCAAGGATCTCAAGAGCCTTGCGGGTGATCATGTCGATGGTAAGCAGTGAATTGGCCACGGATGTCTCCGAAAGTAAGGGTTAGCGGTTCCGCGCTTCCCACATCTTCTGCTGCCGCAGGCGCTCGGCTGCAATCCACTCCGACGTACTCATGTCCTTGATGGAGCGAGGGTCGGTCGTGTCTCTTGCCGGCGCACCTGTCGTCCGCGCCGTTACCGGCGTGATGGGGGGTGGCGCACTAGTCGTCTTGCGAACCGGGGCGGGGTTGTCAGCCAACTTCGCCTCAATTCGCCCAATCTCTTTGGCTTGCAGAAACGGTGCCAAGCGGGAGATACGGTCTGCTTCCTGGGGGTTAGACCCAAGGTAGTAGGCCACATCGGGGCCGACATCGGACGCTTGAATCGTCTCGGCCATCACGGTCGTGATTCGCAGCGAAGGGTTGTAGGCGACTTGCTCGAAGTCGTCGTACTTATCCCGCGCCGATTCCTCACGCTCCTGATACGCCGAAAGCCGGTCAATGCGTTCGCGTTCAGCCTCGCGTTGGGCGAGAAGTTCCGCGGCTTTGCGTTCGGCCAGAGCCTCCGCATACGCCTCGGGATCCTCGTCCTTGGGCGGCAACGGCGCGTCGGCTCGGGGAGCCTCGGGTGCCTTCACCGCCTGTTCGCGTTCCCACTTGCGCCGTTCACGCGCAAGCCTCTTACCTACCGCCGCGTCCAGTTCCTCTTGGGTAAAGGTCTTGGAGGCAGGTGTTTCTTCCGGCTTTGCCGCCGCAGGGGCAGCACCTTCGGGTTCCGGGGTCGCCGTGACTTCCGGTTCCAGCGCGGGAACTTCCCCCGCTACAGCTTCATTTTCGGACATGCGTGATCCTTGCGAATCCCTGGTCAACCGGGCCAGTACGGGTTACAGCATACGCTGTGGCGAAAAAGTGTCAAGCCTTCATTCGGGCGGCCATGTCCTGGAAGGACGCGACCTTGGCGTTGAAGGCCGTGCGCTCGGCGTCAAGCTTGGATGCCGCATCGGCAAGCGCCTGTTCCTTGGCGGCGGCGGCGGACTCTCGGGCAGCGACATCGCGCTCTCGGCCGGCGGCCGCGGTTTCACGTGAAACAAGCACCGCACGGGCGTCAGCCTCGGTACGGTCAAGCTCCTTCGCGCGCGCGTCCAGTTCAGCGGCCTTCGCCTTGCTCTTGGCATCCGCGGCCTTGGCGTCAGCGACCAGTTTGGCCGCCTGCTCCTTGGCTTCGGCAAGCTCCGCCGCCGCCGCCTCACGGTCTTTCAGCGCATCGTCAACGGCGGTGATTGCGCCCTGGCGCTTGCGCAGCTCGTCGCGCAGTTCGGTCAGACGAGCCAAGTCCAGCGGAAGCTGCCGGGTGTAGTAATCCACCGGGTCAAAAGCGGCGGTTTCGTTGGCTATGCTAGGCATGATGCACCCTTAAGCGTAGTAGCTGATGTTGAGGATGGCGCTGGCGGTCTGCTGGATGAAGCGAATCCGCGAGAGATCCCCGTCATACTGCAAAGTCACACCAGAAGCCAGCGGCATGCCGACCGTTGTAGTCGGGTCGGTGCCGTCATCGCGCCAACGGACGCCGGCGCCTTCGGGCGTGATGATGGCAAGCGTCGGCTTGGCCGACAGCCCGTTAGCGTCCCGCGTGGGGACGGTGAGCGAAACCGCACCGGACAGCGAAGTGATCTGCTGGTACCCGATGCAGGAAGTGATCGCCTTGAGATTGATGGCCATAGTCAGATTCTCCTGCGTTCTGTGAAGGAACGCAACCGGATCAAGTTTATATCAACTGCAACGGGTGGGGGAACCACACCGCCGCCCCAAGAGTTACCCCAAGACGTCGCCCAGGAATTACCCCACGTCTTAAAAAGGAAAGCCATTACAGCGGCCCCCACTCGTTGCCGGCAGAGCCGGTGCCGACAACCTGCACGTCGTTGACGTACTGGATGTTGGCGTCTACCTGACCTGCAACCGTGAAGGTGAGCGAGTCCGTCTTGGCCTTCACCGCCGTCAGGTCGGCCGCCGTCGCAAGGCCGCTCTGGATGTCGGTTATGGCGCTGGTGGCAATGGACGCCGCGGTGATGGCGTCGTTGGCGATGCTCGACACCGTGACCGATTCGCCAGGCAGCCCCGCGAACACCTGCTCGCGCAGGTCGATGGGGTCAGCGCCAGAGGCCGTCGCCCGCAGCACCAGATCGCCGAGCGTGTCGGTGTGCGAGCTCGTGAGCGCGATGTTGTACCAGCCGTCCCCGCGCTCGGTAACCGTCGGCGAGATGCTCGAGAAAGCCGCGCCGTTCTTGGAGAGCGACACCGAGAGCGTCGCGCCCGTTTTGCCGGTCACATGGTCGGCAGAGTCGGTGAGGAAGACCATCAGGTTCCGCGCTGTCGATTGCTTGAGCATCTCTTACCCCTTGTTGACGACGCGGGACTTGGAATAGGTGTTACCGCCGCTCGGCGCAGCCGGGGGCGGGTAGTAAAGGATCGTCGCCTCGATGTCGTAGTTGTGGAACGTCGAGGCCGCGCCGCGCAACGGTTCTTGCGAGAGTTCCTGGAACCTTCCACCGACCAGCGCCAAGCCCTGCCCCGGCGTCACGACGATGCCACTCCCCGGCGCGGAGTCGAGCATCAAGCAGTCGTCCATCGTGGAAGACTGCATGCCGATGGCTTGGCTGATGCCGACGTTCGGAAAGAGGTTTGTGTACGTCTTGCGGGTGAACACCCCGGCGTTGAGTTGCGCGTTCAACCACGCCTGCAGCAATGCGCCAGAGCCCTGATACGCAAGGCCGTGCGTGGTGTACATATCGGGTTGCCACTCACCGGGCAGGCGAATCTGCATCGGCCCGACCGACACCCTAAGACTGCTCGGCGCGGTCTTCGACGTGTCGGCGCTGATGACCGTGGCCGCATCGCCACGCAGCGAGTACCCGTCCATCCTCATCAAGCGCAGGCCGGGAGTCAGGGTCGCCTCGCCGTCCATCGGCAGGAACATCAGCTTCACGGCCAGCGTCACGCCCGAACCGCTGCCGTTCATGATGGCGTACAGCGCCCCGCCGATCGTGCGGTCGGTGCCGACATCGGTCGATCGGCAGACGTAGGTCGCGCCCGTCGTCGTGTTCGTGACCACCGCCGAGACGATCATCGAGTGCGGCAGGCCGAACTCCTCTTGCACGAGCGCGATGCCCTCGCCAGCCCGAAGGATGATGGGCTCCACGTTTACGTTCTCGCCACCCCGCCACACGTCGGCAAAATGCGACTTCTGGTGCGTGACCATTGACCCGCCATAGGTGCGCGACGAGAACTGCGAGTTTGACGTCTGGACTCCATAGGTTGGGCAGTCGTTGATGCGTCGAAACCGCGCCGTCGTGGTCACGCTGTTCGGGTTGTTGACTACCGTGACTTGAGAAGGAAACGATGCGTCTGCTGTGTCCATCTTGACCGGCGTCACCGTATCGCCACCCGTCACCGCGCTCACACGATACAGCCCGAAACTGCCGGAGCGGTTGGGCATGGTTGAAACGGCAGGGCCGGCAGACGTCGGAGCAGCCGGTGACACCCGCAGAGACACGAGCTCGAAATAGGCGCGGTCGTCAGTCGCGTCGTTCTCGATGGCGAGGAAGGCGTCCTCAAGAGGCCGCACGTCCACCGCGTTAAGTCGCAGGTAGTACGTCTCAGGCATCGGGCGGCGTCTCCGTCACGACCTCGAAGCGCACATAACGCCCAGGCGTCTTGCATGACGGGCAGGTGATGGGCGGGGAATGCCCGCCCACGCCGCCGTTGAGGTCATGCTGCACGCGATCGGCGAGCTCCTGCGACACTTCCCACTCGTGGCCGCAGGTCTTGTGTCGCAGAGCGGGCATAAATCAGCTCGCTGAGTCGGTGAACTCGATCTCGAGGTCCGCCGTGCCGACCGCCGACGAGCCGCTGTGGAAGAGCTGGAAGCCCTGACCCGCGCGGCAGGTGACCGGCTCGACGTTGGTGTCGCCGTACCCAGCGTTCCACACCTCAGCGAAGGGCACCAGCGTCAGCCAGTTGGCCTGCGTGGTACCGGCGACGACCGGCTCTTCGTTGACGAACAGGAAGCGCCGGAAGATGTCCGAACCGGTCGTGGTCTGGTTGGTGCCGCAGGTCGTGTTCGCATCGAGCGCCGACGAGGCGGTGTCGTGCCTGACCGGCGTCACCGCTGTGCCCGCAGAGGCTGCGGTGATGCGACGCACCTGTGCGGTCGTCAGCACACCCGTCACCGCCGCCACGCCGTTGTTGAACCAGTACCCGCGGTAGACGCGAATCACTCGCGCCGACGATGCGCCGTTGAACACGTTGAGCATGTCTTTGCTCGACGCATAGGCGATAGCGCCGCCTGTCGCTCTCCAAGTCGCTGCCATGTCTCAGACTCCTGTGATGATCTTGCCCGTGCCGGTCGTGGCACGGAAAACTTCGATGTCGCCGCTGCCGTCCATCTGCGGACCCGCAGCCCACTGCTGCACCTTGTTCTCGTTCAACGCCTTCACGCTCGCATCGAGGTCGTCCCGCGTGTCGCCAGGCATCAGCCCGAGACGCCGCGCCGCCTGAACCCTGAGCATGAACTCGACGCACTTCTGCACTACCCGCTCGGACACCGGCGACTCGACGCGCAGCAGCCACCGCCCAAGGGCCGGTCGCCACTCCATTGCAGGCTGTTTCACGCCAAAAACCTCAGTTTGTAGAGGGTGGAAAGGTACAGGCCAACAATCTCGTCGATGATGTTCTGGATGGCCGAGTCATCCTTGTCGCACACCTTGTAGCGGTTGGCCTCGACCTCTGCAAGTGACGCCTGCAAGAACTCAACGATGTTGCCGGTCTTTTTGATCGGCGCCATTGTCACCGCGCCCATTAGCCCGTGCCGGCCCTGATACGCCTCCGCAAAGGTGTCGGCAAGGTCAACGATGCCGTCATAGAATCCCGCCAACGCCTGATGCCGCGCATAGCTGCGCGTACTCAAGTGGACGGAATGCGCAACATCGCGCGCGGCAAACAAATGGCCTACGAACTCTGAGGCTTTCATGCCATGCCCTCCGGCGGCATCCCCATGCCCATGTCAGGCGGGGCTTCCGGCATCTGCGGCATTTCCGGCGCCAAGTCGCCCGAAGTCATCATGCCATTCAGCGTGCCAAGCACGATGTCTTGGATCTGCTCAGGCGTCATCTGCTCCTGCACCGCGGCAATCCGCTTGGTTTCGGCTTCATACGCCTTGATGTCAAGCGTGCGCGCTTCCAAAGACTCCTGCACCTTCTGGAGCATCGCGTGCATCATGTCCATCTCTTGCGCCATCGCCTGCATCTGCATGTTGGCAGCCTGCAACGCCGGGTTTTCCTCGTCGGTCAGCAGCTTCGGGTCGATCATCTTGCCAAGGCGCTTGGCGATCTCCTGCGCGCCCGGCCAGTCCATGTTCTTCACGAACAGGTCGCCCGCCACCGGCCACAAGTCCGGGTTGGCCGTGAGAATCTGGCTCATGGCGTCCATCGCTTCCTGGCGCTTCGTCATGTACGACGGGCCGGTGGTCACGCGGACATCGTACTTGCCGACAGACGGGTTGTAGATTTTCTCCAACACCACGCCCTGTTCGTCCGTGATCTTGCGAACCGGCTCCGGCTGCGTCGGGTCGATGCGGACGGTCTTGACCTCGCCATCAAGCCCCACGATGCGCGCGATACGCTGCGTGTCGTAGATTTTCGGTATCAGGTCGATGATCTGGCGCGTGACAGCTCGGACGGTTCTACCGATGTTGTCGATGTAGTGGAACGTGCCGGTGTCGCCCTGCTTCTCACGCGCCAGAATTGCTTTGCCCGAACGCTCATTGGACTGCGCTCCAAGGCTTGAATCGTACTGCCCGGTGGCGCTCTTGATGTCGTCCGCCGCGCCCAACTTGGCCTGCAACAGACCGCTAGAAGCCATCGGCGGCTGCGCGCGCGCGGGAAGTGGCAACACGCCGCCCTGCCCGTCCGTCACATCCGGGTTGACCTCAAGGTACGGCCAGTTGTTGGTGTTGGCCGTTTTCCAGTGCTGCTCGTAGCCTTCAAACTGGCCACCGTAACCGATGAACGGCGCCTTGGGCGCCAAGGCGAGCATTTCCGCCTCTTGGCTCACCCAGTAGTTGTACATCCGCTGCGCGTCCTTGGCGTTGCGCACAAGGCCGGAGACGTACATACGCCCGTCAACCTCAAACTCGTTGCCGATGGCGCGAACGACCGGAATCCAATCGCCCGGCCAGTCCTGTTCCTCAAGAATCTCGTAGCCGTTGGTCTTGATCCACTTGACCTGGCAGCGGTCGACCTCGCGCGTGCGGATGACCGGCAGACCCATCATTTCGGCCTGCGCGGCCTCTTGCGAGCCGGCGAACGCCGTCAGGTTGCCCGGATACAGGTTGAGCGTGGCGCGGGTGTATTCCTTGTAGAAGTATTCCGCGATGCGCACCGTCTCTCGGCTGATCCATTGCGTCATCGCGGAGTCACCGACCCCGCGCTGCATGATGGACGAAATCGGTTCGGCGTCCGGGAACGCACGCTCAAACTCGTCGCGCGTCATGTCCTCGGTGATGAAACACCACTCCGCATCCATGCCCGTAGGGTCTTGGATGGTGGGATCCATGTAGACGCTAAACGAGTTGCGCACCCGCCCGATGAACACGTCTTGGTCGAAAGTGTCCTCGTCGCAGTATTTCGTCAGGATGCGGACGTACCCTTCGCCAAACGTCACCTGATTGTCGCAGGCGGTGTCGTAGGCCACGTCGGCATCCGAGATGTACTCGATATGCCGCACCATGCCGTCGAAAATCTCGGCCACCTCCATGTCGGCCTTGTCATCCACCGGGATGACCTTGCCGGCCGGGCGGTTCTGCCGCTGTTCGTTCGTTACCTGCCGGACGTGCTGCGGGAGCTTGTTGATGGTCAAACACGGACGCGCGTTGACCGTCTGCCCCTGCACCGAACCGCGGGTCGCCAAGACATCCTGCGGCCATTGCCACTGGTTGTCCGGGCTACCCGCCATGAACCGCAGGTCATCCAGCTCGTCCTCGCGACTGTCCGCATAGGCAGCGATGGCCGACACCATGCGCGTGCGCGCCGTCGCCAAGACATCCTGCGCGTTGCGCTTCTTGCCCTTGGGCGCGGGGTCGCTCGACCGCGCCGCCGCCCTCATGCCTACAGGATCCGTAGCCACGGTCAGGCGCCCATCCAACTGCCGGACATACCGCCGCCCTCACGCAGCGTGACGCGCCGTTCAGACGGGCGCTCCGTGCGGCTGGCAACAGGGTATGCAAACGTCACAGCGATGGCGTCAGCCGCATCAGGCGAGGCCAAACCACGGGCTTTCATGTCTTTCTTGCTCTCCAAAAGGATTGCACCAGCGGAGTTGAACTTCTGGTGCGGGCCGACAAAATCGGCTTTCAGCACCCGATCATCGGGCACACTTGCACCTTTCAGCCATTCTCGCATGTCCGCCCACATTTCGGAACGCTTGTTCTGCCAAGCAGCCGGATTACGCGATTTCCAACCGAAGTTCACGCCTCGTACCTTGTAACGCTGCTCCTTGAGCCTGTCAAGGATGCCGTAGCCCAAGCCACCTTCGTCAATCACCGTCAGCGCCGGGCGGTACTGCTCAATGGCGTCAATCACCCGCCCCACGGTCGCCATCGTATCCTCGCCCCGATAGCGGTGCAGAGCAATCAAATCGCGCCCCTGGCGCACGGCGATGACCGTTGCATCCGCCCCGCCGCGCGCGGGATCTACGCCAATCACTCGCGGAGCGTTTTCGTCCTTGAAACGAGGCCGCGCCATAGCTTCATCCACCAACCGGGGGCTGATAAATTGGTCGTCTCCGTCAGAGGGGAACTCTCCGTAGACTTCAACTCGGGCTTGGGGGCTGTCAACGCCGTATTCCGCGATGATTTGCTCGTAGACCGCTTTGTCGGTGTCCTCGACGGTGCGCGCGTCGATGTTTTGCGTTGTCCAGAAGTCCCTTTTCGCGTTGAAGCACTCATAGAAGTAGCCCTCCGGCCGTCGTGGGTTGGAAAACGCCATCCAGAAGCGATTTGGCGTGTTTTCCGTGAAAAATCCGGCCGTCACCGACCAAATCGGGTCGGGAATACCGCTCGCCTCGTCGAAAATGACCAAAACGCCGTCGAAATTGTGAACGCCGGCGTAGGCATCGGGGTTTTCCTCGCTCCACAGGCGGCCTTCAACCGACCAGTAGCGCGTACCTTTCTTGAGATCGCGCTCAACCAGCTCCGCCAGCCACTTCGCCGGCATCACACGGGTCGCGCTGACCTCAAACCAATGGCTGTTCATCATCAGCGCAAGCCATTTTGTGACTTCCGCCCAGGTGATGGAGCGCAACTGGCTTTCGCTGTTGGCCGACACAATCGTTGTGGAGCCTATCCGCGTCGTCAGCATCCACAAAATGAGCCAGGACACCAACGCCGACTTGCCGATACCACGCCCCGAAGCCGTCGCCATGCGCAACACTTCAAAGTTGGTCAGCTCCTTGTTGCGGGTGATGTGCGCCGTGATGTCGCGCAGCACCTTGCGTTGCCACCGCCGCGGCCCTTTGAAGTGTTCCAACGGGGTGCCCTTCTGCCCCCACGGGAACACAAACAGCACAAACGCTTCCGGGTCGTCCTTAAGCGCAGGCGACCACAACCGCGCCATCAGGGTTTCTTCTTCCTCGGCGCTATAGATGGGCGTCTGCACTTGCACCCTCCATCGGCAGCCTTACCGCATCCTCCGCACGACTCAATGCAGCCGCAAGCGGTGACGCCAACCGGCCATCCAACCGGCCATCAATGACGCGAGACTCCGCCTCTCGCAACGCCGCGGATATGCTGATCTGCTGCGTAACGTCAACCTGCACCTGCTGCTTGGCCACCCACCCGTGAGTGTGCTGCAAGATTGCAAGCGCCGCCTTGGCATCCCCATTCCTCGCAGCCTCCCTCAAGTACGTCGCAATCTCCACCTCAGAGTCCGCTCGCCCCTTGGCCTCCGCCATCGCCGCCATCGCATCCAACTGACAAAGCCGCCGGTACTCAACCGGCAGCATCCCCGCAGCCAACGCCAGGGCATCACCCTTCAACCCTAACGCCGCCGCATCATAGATGCGCTGCAAGCGCGCCTCAGTGGCAACGAGCTGGCGAGCCTCAAACGGCAACGACTTGAACATGCCCCCAAGCCTACCGCCACCTTGCGGTGGGTGCAAGCGTAAGACTATCGGTTGTGAGCGTGTGCGCGTAACAAAAAAAATTTTGCGTGGGGGCACCGAAACTGTTACGGCCCGTTGCTCGGCCCTACCCCCCCGGCCTCGCGCCAGTAGCCGACAAGCCACAGCGTGTGGCGATCACGCGACAGGCAAGGTAGGCGTAGCCTACTAGCTACGCGCCCCCATGCGGTAGGTAATGTAGGTCATGCGGTATTGGTAGGCATTGTAGGTCATGCCTAGCATGGTAGGTCATGTAGGCAATCGCCATGCGGTAGGCAATGTAGGCAATGCGCCACATGGCGTGTGGCCTGGTCGCAACATGGTGCGGATCGGGAGCCGATAGGCGGTAGGCAACATAGGCACTTTAGACACCCTGTTTTCAGTCGCTGCCGGTCGACGCAAGAGAACCACGTGCAGATATCGGTGTTGTATAGCAGTATAACACTCTAGAATC